TTGACTCAACTGATGCATGGACATCATCTGAGCATATAGATCTAGCATCTGGTAAAGGATACAAACTAAACAATACAACAGTATTGAGTGGAACAACACTAGGATCTAGTATTGTAACATCATCACTCACTGCTCTTGGTACCATAAGCACAGGTGTGTGGAACGGTACTGCAATCGGTAATGATTATATCGCAACTATCACAGCACCTGGCAAGATTGCATTGAGTTCATTAGAGATTGATGGTGGCACAGATATTGGTGCTGCACTAGCAGATGCTGACTTACTAATCGTAGATGATGGTGCAGGTGGTACAAATAGAAAGACTGCTGCATCACGTATCCCAACATATGTGTTCAGTAAAGTATCTGGAGACGTATTAATTGCATCTAATGGTGCTGCTACAATTCAGGCAAACTCAGTTGCCCTATCGACTGACACCACAGGTAATTACGTTGCTGCAGGTGCAGTATCAGGTAATGGATTATCTGGTTCAGCAGGTGCAGAGGGTGCTACTTTCACTGTAACATCCAACGCAACGAATGCCAACACAGGAAGCACAATCGTATTCAGAGATAGTTCAGGAGATTTCTCTGCTGGAACTATCACAGCAACACTAACAGGAACAGCAACAAATGCTACCCATGTTACGGTTGCTGATAATGAGAGCACAAACGAGGATAACTTAATTCCGTTCATTGAAGATGCTTCTGCTACTGGTAACGTTGGTTTAGAATCTGATGGAGATTTCAGTTATAATCCCTCAACAGGAAAAGTAACTGCCACAGGTTTTATTGGAACACTTACTGGTAACGTGACAGGTAATGCTGACACTGCAACAGAGGGCACAAACGTAACTGTCACTGCTAATAATACCGCAAACGAGACAGTATATCCATTATTTGTTGACGGAGCAACAGGTACACAAGGTTGTGAAACAGACACAGGTCTAAATTACAACCCATCAACAAATACGTTGGTGGCAGGTACATTTAGTGGTGGTTTATCAGGCACAGCATCAAATGCTGCTCTATTAGATTCACTAGATAGTTCACAATTTGTCAGATCTGATACTGCAGATGGTATCACTGCCACTCTTACAGCGAGGGCAATCACACCAGAGGCAGACTCAACTTATGACTTGGGTACAGACGCAGTAAGATGGGCAAACGTGTATGCTGATGACGTAAGAACAGGTGACCTTCACTTATCTAACGAGCATCGTGGAGGAAACACTGTCGATGGGTCATGGGGTCACTACCAAATCCAAGAGGGTGAGGACGATCTATTCATTATGAACAAGAGAAGTGGTAAGAAATTCCGCTTCGTATTGGAACAAGTATAAAACTTATAAATAACCAAGAAGGAGATTAGTAATCAATGGCTTTTCACGGTAATGCAGCTAATGCGAACGTAACTACCGATGTGTCACAGGGTACTTATGGTTCTGGTAATGCAATACCAGTCATAACCATAGATTCAAGTGGCAGACTTGATGCGATAAACACATCATCAGTTACATATTCCACACTGAACGCAGGGGCAACTGTAGGTTCAGTTGGAAGTTATGCTTTTATGCAACAAGCGAGTGGTAACACTCAATATGCACCAGGCGACACACTTGCAGGTTCTAGTCTCAGATACTCAGACGCAACAGGTCGAGTTCACAACGATACACCATCAGGAAACTGGAGATGTATGGGTTATGACTCAGGTGCTGCACTGACAAACTCAGGTACAGTTGGTGGATCAGCAGCTGGTAACGCTGCTCTATCAGGTGGTAATGTTCAAGGTAACGTTACAGGAACTGTATCAGGTAATGTTCAAGGTGATGCCACACTTGCTTCAGGTAATGTTCAAGGTAACAAGAACGTCAACGTTTCTGGTAATATACAAGGTGGTAAAGGTGGATCCTTCAACGTCACACCATCTGTAGATACTGACGAACTCGCAGTTGGAGGTAACATAGCAACTGACGATCTAAGTATCACTGGTAACACAGGAACTATAGACACTGATGAATTATCAGTTGCAGGTAACGTTGCAGTCAACGTGAACCTCGGTTCTATTACAGTCAACACAACTGTAGCATACTCATCAACCCTTTGGTTACGTTATTCTTAAAAAACAATGGCAGACACAAGTTACGAAGTAGTACGAGCAAGGAACCCAAAGTGGGCAAATCCTGAAAAGAATATGATCGACATGGAGGTAGACTTCTCTCCATTGGATGAGGAGTGGTTAGCATATACTGCATCCCCTACAGATTCAACTGTCGAGCACTCAAGATATTTGTACACACAAGCAATAAACGGAGCATACGGAGATATAGGAGACTACGTTCATCATACTTTATGGACACCATGGTTTGAAGATAAGACTGAAGTATCAAATGAAGGTTTAGTGCAGTTACTTTTAGAGAAAGGCATATTGACAGACGCAGAGGTAGATACAATACTTGTTGAGAAAACAGAGTTCCAAGGATTCTCTAGACCTGCATCAGATGCTGGAACACATAATGGAGGAGCATACTTCGGTTCTACATAGTATAATAGTTATTATATAATGTACGCTGACAAATCAGATAAGTGGCATCACACTATGGCGAGGTATTTGGGTCTATCACCCGATACCTCGTTTTTATTTGGCATTCTACCAGGTTTATGTCGTGAGGCAATAGGTAGATATGATCACATGTACACTAAAAAAGAGTGTTTCAATAGTGATAAGATATATGCATGGTCAAAACATCATGCTGACAAAATAAATTCTGCAAAATTCACAAGAACTAAGGCATATTATGGCACTGCACCATTTATGTGGGAGTTAGGACGTGTTGCCAGCAAACATAAATTCAAACCAGAAGGATCCTTATTCTTCTTACCAAGAGACGATCAAGTTACTATAAGAGATGAAGAATGTGAGTCAGTGCAAAGAGTAATAGACTCAGCACCTCGCCCTATTACATTTTTCCTACCTTGGCGAAACTGTGATATATGGAAACATTGGGACAAATTGAAGATAAGTGACGGTGAATTTGTTCAGATGACAGATCCAGTTACAAGACAAGAAACATTATCGTATAATATTCTTAGACATGAGCATGTTTATATTCCTTGGCCTGGCACTGACATCTATTATGCAGAGTTCTTAAATAAGCAGGTGCATGTATATGATAGGTTAGAGCAATATCGCACAAAAATTAAAGATGAGATGGATAGGGAAAGGACAGATGTCTTACATTATTTGAAGTGGGGTTATAATTGGTTGACTGATGATCAGAGAACTTTCTTTGAGTGGACAAAAAATTGGCATGACATTGATAAATCTGTAAGACAAAATCTTACATTACAAATATTAGGATTAGATGCACTCAAGTCACCAGAAGAATTACATGACGATTTATCATATCATGGATACTTAGAAAACACACAAAAATTTACTCTCAATAAAGAGTATCAAAAATCATATGAGTGGTTACAATCTAGTCTTGAAAAAATTCGTGGTCAGACATTGCACGATCATCCACATATATCACTGCTCTAGGTTTACCAAAATATAATTTGTGATACTTCACACCCCACTTAGTGAGTTGTGCCTCAGTTCTTTCTCTACAATAATTATCTGCTTCCTTCTGTGCTGCTGTAATATCTTCATGCATAGCACTACTTCGTATAAATCCTCGTGCAGTCATGAGATATATGGTTGCACCTTCGTCATACAATTTGTTTACTTTTTCTATACGACTAGGTACAGGTATTGCTTCCCATGGTGTTCCTTCGTGTGGTTCTGTGAGTGTGCCATCTATATCAATACAATAAATGTTCGTGACACGATCAGTGATGTCATCAAATCTCTCAACGAGAGGTGCGATATTCGAGTTCATTTTCAAGATAGTGAATTGCTTTTTTTAGGTCTGCGATGTCGTCATCTTTATGACCTGCTCGACAGACATATTTAATGACATTACCGAGGTGGAAGTCAAGTTCTTGTTCTCGTATAAAATCCCATACTTGTGTTTTACCTCGTTTATAGTATTGTGGTCCTCGATCAGATGATGTCATGATATGTGTGGTAATTTTGGTAAATCAACGCCTATTGCTTCCATCATCATGTAGATAGACCATATGGCATTGCACTCAAATTCGTGATAAGTCTTGGCAGGTATAACAAGAGTATCTAGTGACTCATGTTGTTCTGGACAGATAAGTAAGGTGTCGATAGTGTCTTGTATCCTTTCTTGTCTTAGACTCATAAGAGCATCAGATACACCTGCATGTTTTCTACAGGTGATACCTATAATAAGATCAGCATGTTTTGCATACTGCATCCATGGAATTTTCCAATCTTTATTATCTGCCAATGCTGTAGTATTGATAGAGTCAGGAGCAAAACAAAATTTACCTGTGTGTCTGAATATATCTGATGCCATATGTTGAGCAACAGCAAGATTCCCACCATTACCAAAAAGTGCAACACTTCTTGCCTTATGAAGTTTAGATGGGAAGTGTCGAAGGTCTATATCAATCATAATAATCCTCGTTGCTTATATTCTAGCACATTATGTATAATTTTTCATATAATTGCTGACTTGTTTTTTAATGTCTTGACCTAGATCATTTATCCACAGATTGTCAGTAGAATCTCTTGGTAAAACTTTATCTAGGTTAAAAGTTTTAGCATAGTCTCCTCTATCTAGAGAAAACATTTCATATGGTATGTCATGCTTATCTAGGAATCTAGGCATGTACTCTTGAAATCTTCTAACTCGATTAACAAGTCGTATTGTTTGTTCCTCTGATTCAGGTCTACCCGTTCCTGAAAATATATTATATGCTAGATGTTCTATATCTTCCTTATATGCTACGATACTCTTACGTTTTCTTAGTTGTTGTACTATATCGGGGTGTGGTTTGATCATTGGGTTATCACTCTGCATTTCTTTTATCACCTTGTGATTGTCTTTACCTTTACCAGCATAACCAAAAAGTATGAAGGGATTATTTATTAAATCTTTGTCAAGTATTTCGTCAATACATCCCCAAAAATTTGTATGTGTATTGATGAGGTCATAAGGAATTTCATAATTTCCTCTGTTATCTTTTTTATAAAACCACATTTCACAGTAATGCTTATCAAGCAACTTGTCACTCACATCTATAAAGTGATTATGATATTCTAATTCATTTTGTTTATTGCACCAATACCATTCAATTTTATATAACTTGCCCACTGGTTTCGACATTGTACAACACAATGGTTTATTTTGTAAGAGAGTAACATGACTTCTCTTATTCAACCAAAACATATCTCTTAAAATATGTTTTCCAGATCTTATTGATGAGTAGTATGTGTATTTCATGGATTCTCTTTTATATAATTATCTATCCAACTCTCAATGATGTCACATGGTTCTATAAAATCATAGAATCTAGGGTGTGGGTCTTGTAATTTTGTAAAAGTCTGATCCAGATTGAAACGTTCTCCGTAATCATCTTTATCAAGATTGAATATATCGTAGGATATATTATAATAATCAAGACAAGTTATAATATCTTTCTCAAACTGTCTATTATGATTAATTTGTTTTGTCACCTGCTGGACGTACTTCTCTGTTGTGTCTGTATATAATACATTTGGGTCTTTATATGGTATGTGACCATTACCTATAAAATAATTTCTTGCTAGTTCTCTTATATCTTCCTTGTGTGTTACTATATTCTTTCTTTTATTAAGTTCATCAACCACATATTCTATTGGTATGTTTATTAGATTGGGTTGGTGACTTCTCAAAAGTTTTCCCAATTTATTTGTACCCAATACACCACCGTATCCTAACATAACCAATGGATTTACTATTATATCTGTATCAAAAGCATGTTTGAAGCATTTTGAGAAATTACCAGTGCAGCAGGAACTTGCTTTTATATCTGTGTCTTTGAGTAGTTTTTTTATAGAATGAATGCCATTTGTGGGGACTGGATACCATATCTCATTATATGTGTGGTCAAGTATTATATCTCCATCAACATGGTAAGATGTTTGTACTAAATTACCAGTAGTATCATCTTCCCAGTACCAATCAAAATCCCCTGCTGGTGTACTCATCACCGCATAGATTGGTGGTGTACCACAACAAAAAAGACTATGAGTCTTATTATTATACCAAAACATATCTCTTATAAGATACTTCCCTGCTTTGCCAGGACAAAAATAACTATACTTCATGATACTCACTCATATACCTATCTATCCACTGGTCTACCTTTGAGTGATGACGTTCTTTTAGTATAGTATCAGTACCCTCAGTCACATATCTTTCGAGGTCATTGTTCAAACCAAATATACTATAATCTCCCTTATCAAGACTCCACATTTCATATGGTATATTATATCTGTCTAACGCTACCTGCATGCATGTAGGTATTCTTCTTGCTTCATTTATTCTACAAGATATAGTACTATAATATTCCTCATCATCTGAATTATTTTGACCACCACCAAGAAACCATGATCTTGCCATACGTCTTATATCTTCTTTATACACTATGACATTTTTTCTTTTCTTCAACTGGTCTATTGAGTAATCTAAATCAACAGTCAGGTATCTTTCATCATTAGACAAAGCATCACTCATATTTAAACCTTCCCTATCTGCTTTCGTATATCCATGATAACCTAGCAATACCTCTGGATGTAGTATGTGATCACATTCAAAAAATTTATTGAAAACTTTGTAAAAATTTTGTGGATTCCACACTATATCAGTTTCTAATTCTACAGGTTGAGTCCAACAATATTTTCGTGCTAACCAATGCTCACTCTTCTTATTTTCTTTTCCTCTTTTCTTGTGGTCATTTATAGTGCCTAACCAATCAATATCGTTATAATTTCTATGCTCTCTCAACCACCTTATGTTATCGTCTTTATCAACCCAATACCATTGTAGAGTATTAGCTTTAGGTTCAAATATTGTACAGAACAATCCACAGTTACCTTTCACTCTTGCCAAACTATGACCATTCATGAGTGCTGTATAATGGTAGTGTAATCTACCACCTCTATCTGTCGTGAAATACGAGGTTTTCACTCATTCATTGCCATGAGGTATTGTTCTACAATTTGAATATGCTCTGGTCTATCAATACCCTGTTGCTTACCACAATTAGGCACAAGCAAAGCATCAACATTATATTTACCACAGAATCCAATAGTATCTAATCCCTTCCAATACTTCACAAATGTCATATCAAGATTACGATAGTCCTCTATGACTTCTCGTTTATAAAAATAATATCCTAATTGTGGTACTACATTATCAGTCACAATTTCGGGTGTTCTCATAAGATATAATACTCTACCATTGTTTACAATCATTTGCACAACGTCAGGATCTTCGGTATCTCCTTCTAATGTTTCTCTGTAAGGTTGTACCATATCAGACTCATGATCTACACCATACTCAACTATGTAATCTAT